GCCGTTGCGTACTTTCCGGATGGTTGAAATCCAGGAATTTGAACCAGAGATCCATCTACAGCAAGTATTGGAAACAAATTGTCGTTCAAAACGCCCTTTGCTAACAAAAGAGCTCTATCATTATATCCTTTATTTTTTAGGAAATCGTAAACAATCTTATTACAACTGTAGCCAATTTCAGTAGGCATAGCCGTATCATACCCGCTATAATCACCTCCAAAGAAATTTTTGTCCGTTAAGGAGTAAACATTTTCTCTAAGAGTATGAGATATAGGTCCATGCATATTATAACCAATTGCAGTACAAAAGATTTCTGGATATTGACCCATAAGTGAGTAAAAGGGCATTAGAATCATCCTATTTGCTAAAGTAGAAGCATAATCTGACATTGCAAACACTCTAGTGCTACCACTATCAACTTTTTCTCTAGAACGAGATTCATCTTTAAGTTGAGCACCAAGAATATTATTCGCTAATTCCTCATTTTCATAACATTTGAAAATTTCAAGAACTTGCTCTACTACTTTAAAATTAGGTTCAACAGCCTCCTCTTTGAGTTCATGTGGCTTCTGAATAAGGTAATTTCTTTTCTTACCAGGAAATGAGTATCCACCAGAAGTGCTATTTTTCATAGCACGAATATAAAAATTTTTTGGAAACCCATTCTGAGCAACCCACATAGTAGTTGGCTGGACAGTTTCAGGAATATTATCTAAAAAGCGTTTCAAGAGAAGATTCGAAACTAATTCAAGCTTCTCAATGTTTAATGGAACCTTTTCAGAATTTATTTTCCTCGTCCATTTATTTATTGGCCCGTATTGTCCATCAATGCTTTTGCGTCCCATCTTCGGGACATCATATCGCAATCGACCATTCTCATCTTTATAACTCATTCCAACCAAATCTTCTATATCTTTACAGATTTTCGTCTGAACAAGCATAGATCTAGGCTTAGTTGCAGTAAGAGGATAAATTCCCCCTATAACATTGAGGTTATCTACATTTTCATATAAGAATGCAGAGCCAGGGTGAACTTCACCGAGGGACTGGCCAGATGGAAGTCGCAAAGAACCTTCACTTAGAGTAGAATAAACTACATCCTTAGGAATAGAATCTAGTATATCTCTAGTGAATAAAGTACCATATCCCGATATGTCATCTGAAGCAAAGTGAAAACCAAAGAGAAAAGTCTGGTTATTAACCGTTCC